TGATGCTGTATCTAAACTACTTACTAAAACTAAAGATTAAAATAGGGATTAAAATAAGTGATTAAAATATACCGAAACCAAAAACTAAAAATTACTAAAGATCGGCCACGGACCATAATGCATATTTAAGCGAAAATATACATTATCTCCATTTTCAATGGCCTAGTTTTGGAGGTGCTTATAGGTGTTGGGCACCTGGGCTGGAGCGGAAACTTCAAGTTTCTTTCCAGCTTTATCTCCTACAAAGTTATCTGGTTGTTCACCAGAATAGGAGTGCTCAAAGCTATCGCTAGCTTGAGTTTTCGCAGATTCTTCATCTGCGGGTTGTTGTTGTTGTTGTACAAAATCAGTACCTGGTTTAATAACTGATTTACGCACTGAGGCAGCGCCTTGTGGAGAGTGCATAAAGTTATTCCCGCGGGAGCGAAATTGCTGGTCAAGTTGTTGAAGACCAAACTGACCAGTAAGATTTAGCTTAGCTAAAGCTTGCTGGTTTTCAATGTTCATGCCGGTAATATCTTTTTGATTACCGAGGCTCATTTGTAGCATTTCGCGCTGATTTTGTAGTTGTCTGTTGAACTGACTGTTTTGGGCAAGACCTCCGAATAATCCGCCTAAACCTGCAAGAGCAAACATTTGGTTGACTGGCTTTCGTGGACGTTTCCTGCGTGGTCCAGTTCCGGAAAGTATACTAGTAAAGTTGGTCAAGTTAGTATACAAAGTAGGCAGTGACTGATCTTCAAATACCTGAAAAGTTAATTTCATGGTACTGATATTTCCGGAAAAGAAACGCGAACATCCGAGACCATCAGTTGTTATGGTGGCAAAACCAGTGTCAGGCTTGTAGTAAAATTCAAAGAAAGAGCTGGTGGAAGTGCTTGCTGTGAAGATGTACTTGATCAAGCCATTAGCGGGACAATTTGCTTTTGCATGTTGTTGGAGAAAAGCAGAGAACTGGCATGGAATCAAAGTATTTGATGCAGTAGCTAAGGGTAGCGAGACTGTTGGATGTTCCACATCAATGAAATCAACGATGTATTGGTTGGCTGGAAGAGGCGAATTGTCTAGAGTTGTTGAAACGAACATGTCAGAAATGTTGAATGTTGTTCGGGCTGTAGAAGGATCATACAATGCTACAGGCAGAACGGCTACATCATTTTCTGCATTGTCCTGTCTTCCTTGATCAGTGATAGTAACAGAACAACCAGAGGACATTTTTGTTGAACCACCATTTGACGCTAAGCTGATGATATGAGCTGTTGGAGTGTATCGATCGAGACGTGCCTGTTGGACATTACCACCAGCACCGTTGGGTAAAGATGTTATTAGACCCGTAGGAGCGCCTCCACCATAGTCTAGGCTGTAGCTTCTACCAGCGGAGTAATCAGCACCAACCCAGTGAGTTCCCCAATCAGAATTGACATCTGTGTGCGTCTCTGGACCGTTGAATTCATACGTAGGCGATGAGTTGGAAATGCCAATAGAGGGAACATACGGCACAGCTGGATTTTCCTGAGGGACAACAGCTGGAAGACCAAGAATTACACGACGGGCTGTGTTTACTTCGTGACGCATATCAGCGTAAGTGAGCAAGGATTCATACTTTGGGTAAAGATTAGAATCCAATGCAATAGTGAACTGCGTTAGTTCCATTCCTTGGCGTGCTGCTTGCTCCAGTAGGTTGACTTCACCTACAATTGGTGTTAGGGTGGAGCGTGGTTCGGCAAGTGCGAAGTCAATGTATGGTCTTGACTCAACGATGATTTGGATTTTCCCGATATCTGAATAGTTGTTGATCAGATCGGTAAGAAGCATAAAGTAAAGGCATGCCTGATCTTCTGGTGGTGGTTTGGTCAAATCAAAGTAGAATCGTCCGGTATCGCCTGCGACTGGGTGTACGACAAAGGAAAATTCCTGTCCTGAAATAGCGGCATCTAGATCCACGGCTCCATAAGCGGAGCTATCTTGAAGGTTAACAACCCAATCGGATCTAGGTCTCCAACACATGCGGATAAGGCCTTGATTAATAGCATTGGTGACAATACGAAGCTTTACAGCAACGCTACCAGTCATTCTACAATGCAAGTTGGCATAATCACGGGCATAACCGCCAAGCATCTCAATTCCATAAGGAATTTTGAAAACAGGGGTTCCGGCGGTAGCATTAACAGGGACTTGAATTTGTCTGACGAGTTGGAATGAGCCAAGAGCAACGTCTTGAATATTTTCGGTGACTCCACCATATGCGAGAAACTGGTTTGGAAGACCATCAGTACGAGTACTAACGGCTGCAGGCATAGGAATGGTGGAGTTAGCGAACATATTAGACATAACAGGCATGGTAGCTTGGTCAACGGTGTCAAGGTGGGCTGTTCGGGTCATGATAGGTTCAACTAAAGCAGAAATACCGGCTCCAGGTGTTACTCCGGATTTTCCGCTGGTTACTGCTTGTGCATAGGTTTTGTTTCCAGCCATTTGTTGTTGTGGCTGTTGTTGACCCATCATCGGAAGCATTTGATTTTGTGGCTTTCTGGTACGAACAATATGGGACATCATGTCATGAAGGCTTTCATGTTCGATTTGATCGGGAGGTGGAGCGACATACGGAATGCCCAAGGGTTCTGTGTTTATTTTCTTCAAATCACACATTAGATAATGTTGTTTTTGAAATTCATAGACAGAAAATCCTTCAGCTTTGTTCAAGTTGGAGAGCATGTCGAAAATACCTCTGGCACTACTATCTTGGAAAGGGTAGTGTAGGATGGTGACTTCGGATGGAATAGTCGGGTCGAGAGTGAAATGAACGCCATTATATTCGTAAACTTTCTTGTCCTTGTAGAGTTGGTCGAGGGCAGAGCGGCTGTACTTGAAGAAAAAGCAGACTTTCGAGACATCGATTGTCAGCCAAGCGGCCAACAAACGCAGTTGCTGCAAAAGATATAACTGTGACGAAGTCATTTCGTTAAAATTTCTTTGTTTTTCGGGTGTCAAAACACACGGAACACACATTTGAGATATTGCAAGTCCATGGACTTGTCGAGCAAGTCCTTCAAGCTCAGTCGCATATTCACTGCATCTTACAACTTCCCGAAAGTGAGGTTGTTCTTCAAGTAGGTTGTGCGTAGATTGGAGGAAACCATTATAAAAATCGCGTCCGTAGGGTACAGCAAGGGTCAGAATTTGTCTAATCAGGTCAGCAAGATGTTCAGCTGAATAATCAGTAGTCCAATAAACATGTCCGGATAAAATTTCAAGTTTAAACTTGTGCGTATAGACTCCATACTGTTCAAGGAGAACCCATTCACGGGAAATGAAAGGAATATCCTCAATCGGCATGCTGGTTGGTTCGCTACCATCTTTAAGTGGTGTGTCAACTACGACTCCGTGTTCAGCCATGTATTGTTTGAAGGCAACGAAGTCGTATCCTGAAGCGAGCAGACCCTCTGAGACGCAAACCTTACCATCATCACCGCAAAGCATTGCAAGAACATGTTCACGAAAGTGATGATAGTCAGGACCAAAGTTGTTCTGTTGTGCAATCTTTACATAAAACATATAAAGAAGATACTCAAGATAGACAGAGTTGAGAACAGTAGTGCAGTCAGATCCTGAAGAATTTCCGCGAGTCTTGTGGTAAACAACGTCTTGTGATGCAATGAAGTTGTCATATAGGTTTTGAATAACAACTTCAGCAATAACAAGATGTTGAGCCAGATCTTCACCACAGTTACATTCACGACGACGATGTTCATTTACGATAAAATGTTTGAATATTTTACCGAATACGTCGTTAATGAACTGTTTGGACATGTGTTTATCACAACGTCCTAGATCAAATCCGAATCCACGAGCATTGGGTCCAGCGAAACAGCGCTGACGCATCATTTCAAGATGAAATTCAGCAGCAGTGTTGATTCCAACTTTCTGGAAAAGAGCCTGATGGTATTTAGTGAAACATGAAAGGAAGCGAAGCATATATTTACGAACTAGCATGGATAAAACCATTGGATAGCTTGTAAAGACACGCTGTTTGAAACGTTTCTCGTTTACTCGATTTTCCTGTTTCAGATTATCTTGAAGAAGTTCCGGTACGAATTTTCCTTTCTTTGCTTGTTCCTCTACATAGGCAAAACGAGTCTGGATGTAATGACTCGCATCTGTATCATTAAATTGAGCTGGTGCATTTTCATTTTCACGGAAGATGACATCTCCCTTTTTATGAATATCAAAAGCACGCGATACAGAATAACCAATAGATCCATTCCAGTTCATGGAATTACAATATCCTCTAAGAGGATCAGTTGGTTTTGTAATTCCATTTAAAATCTCCTCTGTTGTCAAAATTGATCCAGGACGGTTACCCAAAAAGATGAGACTATTAAAGGCAAACCATTCTTTAGCAAATTGACTGCTACGGTGAGGAGAAAAATCAACAATAGGATCATTGTATTGAAGAATCTGCCCTAGGTAGAAATCAGGGTTGCCATGTTTATCAACAGCCATCTTGTCTTTTTCCTCAGCAGTTAACTCTGCAATAGATGTTTTTGCAGGTCCTTTCATGTTAGGTATCAGATGTTGGTAATACCTTCTGAGAGGTGATTCAAAGGAATAGGGAGTATCAGGTGATTTAATGCTTACGGGAAGCATTCCAATCACTTCAATCTCACCTTTAAATTCTGGAACGGAGTAGCGCGTTTGTTTTACAATACAAGGCGCTTGTCTAAGATGGAGTCGTTCGAAAACATTGATGTCTCGGCTTTCATTCATAGGAATGGAATACTTAATCCACTTGATGTCAATGGCGGAAGCAAAGGATTCAGCAACTGAAGCTGCCGAATGTATTCCAAAAATTTTAGGCTCGCTGCAGTCTTCGATGTAAGGTCGACCGCAATCTCCAGCCTGAGTTGAAACACCATTAATCTTCATTAGTCCAGTTCGAAAGTATTCTTTACTTTTAAGAACAATATCGCTACATTCGGTGTTATAATAGCTAAGGCTTGAGATAGCAGTCAAGGCAGGTTCATCCGCTAGACATCCGATTGTTGTGCGAATTACAGTTTCAGGAACGTCAGCAGACAAATATCTTAAAAGATTTTTACAGCCTTGAGGTGTAACGGCTGTAATTACAAGCTGAAGATCACGTGATGGATGGATGATAGTTCTAACTACAGGAATATCCCTTGTCTCTCCATGCTCCTCACATTGAATGGTTATATTTTCGCATCCCACATGTGCAACAGTCAAGATGGTATTTGTTGCAATATAAAATCCGCCAACGGCACCATTATTTGTGAGAACTCGTACTGCGTTCTGTTTTACTTTTCGAATTAACAAGTCAGTTGGTGAATTTTGACGGGCAGAATGTCTGATCATTTGAGTTGTGGCAACACTTATGACTTCGAACGTTTGTGTTTCAAATCCGTGACAAAACGGTATGGCATCAATAACAGAATCATTACAGACTTTCCAATTTACACTAAAGAAAGTAGCTGTTTCAATATTAAAAACAGAGTTTGTGTAATAATCATTTTCAAAGCTTATGATCTTGGGAGCTTTGAAAAACCGTTTTCCTTTTTGCATTTGCATCATCGTATAAGTACCGACTCCAAGAACACGGCGGGTATTTCGCACTCGAAGCATTGTTACCATTCCTGCTTTACGGAAGAAATCACGGAGTTCAGAAAGACTAGCGAATCCATAATTGGTGTAAGCGGCATCAAATTGAATCATTTCAGAAAAGGTTTTGAACTGCATTTGTTGGACAACGCGCACGACTAAAGGTTGGGTGCCGTCCGCATCGGTGATCCTAATTTCATTGTAGAATCCTGATCCTTGTACAAGTAGTCCGCTAAGACGTCCATTCTTCTTCAATTCTTTCAAACGTTGTAGGTATGGTTGTTTTACCCACACTTGCTTTGATCCAATATTATCAGAGGCTTTTTCCATATGAGCTCCGTAATTGTCTGGCATATCATAATCGTCCCAGAATTGGTCTTCAAAGGTCCTTCCGGCGTTGTAACGTTCAAAATCGTCCATATCATCGTAAACAAGATCATTGTAAATTTCCATATCAAAATCTTCATCACCATCGTAATAAACACGACCGCCTTTAACATACCAGATACCCCTGACAGGGTTCTTACCGTATGTTTTGTTATTATTTCGGCGTTTAGATTTATTCTTTTCAGATTCAATTGTGGAGGTTGGTTTAAAGAATTTATATAATCCAAAAATTACAATACAGGTGATTATGAAATAATACGTTTTTGATGACGCAAACACTTGTTTAGCGGTATGAATAACCTGATGCATGCGAGAAATAGTAAAAGCTTGAGCCCTATTCCTATGAAAATCATTAACAAGAGGTGCCAATGCTGGAGGTAATAACCCATTTTCACAGGCTTCAACAAGAGCTAATTTCTTGTTCAAGTCTGTGATTTGGGTATCGTTTACAGTAGCAAATTTGAAAAGATCGTCATAGGAGATAGTAAGAGATGTTCGATTGCGCTGGTATGTGACTTCATGAGAAAGAGGAGAATCATTCATGGTAACAGTCATTTTCGGCTGGGTTGTGAAAACTTCGCCATCAAGAAGGAGCATCTCGACCTGTTCAATTTTTACATAAACACAACATTTTGGAACGGTTCTGCCTAGATGTTTGAGCAGTTGTACAGCTTCATTATAACAATTTGCATAGGTTGGTTGGAAGGTTGCAAAATAGTCAACATCAAAAGAAGCGTTAACAAAAGTACCCATATTAAGAATACAAATTTTGTTAACTTCCTTTGATGACACGGTACTAAGTACGGAGAAGTTGTTCATGTAATTAAGTATTTCAGTTCGAGAGGTGAAGTTGATGTACAAATCAGGATTGTGAGCTGGAAGTGCGTGTACGACAGTAGCAGAGAGAGGATTGCTGTTATTACGCCGACTAATTACGTTGAGAACTTCCTCACACATAAGATCAGCTGTGTAACGCTGTCCGTCATATTCATACATAAAACCAGGAGTAGCTTTTATGGATAAAACATCACGTTTAGCAACTTCACATACTTTCTTAAATCCGTGAGAGAATCGGCCAGAAAATCCAAGACGGCGATAAAAGCCTACTTCTTTAAAAAGAGGTTTCTTTATTTCAGGTAGAAAAGACCATTGTCGTGTCATAATGGCTCCTAAGATGGCATGAAGGAGGTCAAGAGGATGACGCCAAAATTGGAAAAGACTAAGATTTTCGGGTTCAATATTAGTTGTGTTTATCACAACACCTTTACTTCCGATATTTTCCAGATTAAAAATCCTTGGATCATCAAGGGTACTTTGCTTAAGTGCATCATTAAGGACAATGATTTTTCCGGCATACATGTCTTTGAATTGGGAAACTTCTTGTATGGGTAATCCTGTTGATTTATGGAGTTGAGCAGCAATTTGATTTGCTAGTGTGGTTTTACCACAATCAGTTGGTCCATAAATAGCGATAGTTGTTGGGAATCCTTTAGCTTGAAGATGAGGACTCTGTTCGTTACACCTCTTAATGTATACTGCATGCTTAACATGATAGGCAGCGGCTAATTCATCAACGACCTGTTGATAAGTCATTGGAACAAGCTTTGCCTGAGCAAATTCAGTAGTATCATCAAGAGGATAAAGACGCTTTGTAAATTTGAAATTGGAGATTTCAAACCATGAAGCTTCTTTTCCTCGGACAGCAGTACGATCAACCTTAGGATTTGCCACTTCATAAACAAGAAAACGAGAACGCATAGCTTTACGGGATTCATCAGCTTTTTCTGACTTCTGGGTCATGGTATCAATATCTAAGTTGGAAATACACCAAAGGAAAGGCGAAATGAATGGTTGTTCTTTAATAAAAGCGCTAGGAATGTTTTTGTCGTTTGGTCCTATTAATTCGTTTAAATTGTTGATTTCAGGTGTACAGTTTTTGTTATCACCAAGCTCATCGATGTAGGCAACAGTAGCTCCGGTATATTCAGAGTAAAATCCTTTGCTGTCACAACGAACATCAAATTTAGTTGGTGGAAGATCAACCTTCTTTGCAACATCCTTGAGAAGTTTTTCCAAAATCATTGTGGTTTTTCCAATTCCAAGCTTTCCATGAAAATAGGCTGCAACAGGTTCTTGTTTGCCAACATATTTCTTGCGGAGATTAGTAACTAAAAGCAAATGTGCTTCAACTTTTGAAGCTGAAACACAAAAGCTTTTATAAACTTCATTGGCTCCGTCTGCTTTAATGAGCTGTTGTTGAAGAGAAATACTTTTAGCACGGCAAATAATAAGACGTTCATAGAGAGCATGTTCCTTTAGAATTTTTGAAGCAGGTTCACTGACAATTTCGTTGTTAGCATCTTTCTGCATTAGTATTCGCGCATTAAAAGAATCATTAGGATAAAGCGCGTCGAGGATCGTAGATTTTAGTCGATCAACATTTGAACCAATGCGGAAATAATCTTCAATAACGGCATTAACATTTTGGTAAGTACCAAGGCTGAATTTATAGCCATAAGCAGTTAACATTACAAAAATTGCAGGAACGGTGGTCAGAAATCGAATAGCATGTAGCAACAAACTTTCATTTGCAGGCGTTTCGAGAACTTTCAAAACTTGTAGCTTTTCCGTTGAATTAAAAGCCTCCTCGGTAAACTGGGAGCACTTTTCAAAAGCAGCTTTACGTTGTTCGAAAGTAGTTTCATTAAAATGGGCAACATTGCGAAAGATGGTAGAAAATCGGGCTAGAACGGGAATTTGATGACTATCGAGATGTACCCAACTTCTGCCCTTAATAAGGCGAAGTAGTTCTTCATCCATATATTCAGAATAAATACTGAACTTAAGGATTCTTGAAACTACTTGCCTAAGCTCTTCAATTGAGATGGTAAATTTGAAAGCGTCAAAGGCTGAGAGAGTTGAAACTAAAACGAGTAGCATAGACACAATGGTAGAATAAAGAAGTGTCTTAGTAATTCGAGTTCGTTGTCCAATCGCTGAAAATGCACTGATCATTGATGTTACACATGCACCTAACAGGAAAATTTGTGTAGAGTCGAAAACATATCCAGTTAAAGCGGAAGCCTGAGAAACGTATGACGATGCCTGATCCAGAATACTGTTAATTCCGGAAGATGATGTTTCAAGGTCGTCAGTATGTCTTACTGGTTTTTTGCAGTCCTTAAGGAAGCTGTCTATCATTGGATCGACAACTCCTTCTAAAGCAGGGTCGGTTTCGTCATTTTCCTCATCAGATGACTCTGAAGAAGAGGCAAGGAACTGAATACCGAATGGAGATTGAATTTTGGACTTCTGAGTTGCAGTGCTAGTGGCGGGCACCGGGTAAAGAAGGGATTCCATATCAATCACAGTTTCCTTTGATGGAATTGGAACTGTAGATGTTGGTTCGGGTTCAGTTGGGGTTTTTGAAAATTGAATTTCAGTTATTTCAACTTTCTTTTCCTCTTTTATTGTGGGAGGAGCCACAGGTGGTAAAGGTGCTTCTTTCACAACCTCTTTAGATGTTTGGAGGTTTGTAGAAAGGCCAGAATCTTCATCAGTTTCCTCAGAAATGGAGTCGAGGAAAAGATCTTCGGCTGATGGAGAACACCCAGTACTCTTCAGAAATTCGTTATCAAATTCAGAGAGATCATCAATAATACGGTTGTCTTTAAATTCACCGTTTTCTTTAGTGACAATATCTATAAAGTCGATACCAAATTTAGTTACGAAGGACCAACATCCTTTACGGGGTATTTTGCAATCCTTGAGATAGAAGTACATAAGAGCACCTACTAAAACAGGAGTTCCGGTGTAATCAAAATACTCCAACGTAACATCTTCAGGAAGATCAAGTAGAAAATCCTGAAGATCGGGAGACTCTTCTGGCTCGGTTGTGCAAACAAATGCTTTTTGTTCTTCCTCACTTATAAAAGCGAAGAGTTGGCCGCATGTTCGAGTCTCAAGATAGAAAAGAGAAAAAGGTGTGGTGTCTTTAGGTGGTGGATCACCACACCTTTCGATGGAAATGCGACTTTCCTCAGGAAGCAGAGCATTAATGTCTGCCAAAAGCTTGGATAAGCCTTTGTAGGTAATATCACTATTACCGATGGAACGGATTATCAAATCTTTCTGCTGTTCAGAAAGTGGTTTGAAAACCGTGTTAAAGGTTGGTTTGATTGGTTTGGTTTGTTTTGGTTTGTTTTGGGGTTTTGAGCTTGCGCTCAATGGAGCAGAGCTCCGAGTTTTAAAAGTTGTGCCGGTCTTAACCGAC